TCTATAAAATACTAAAAAAATAGAGACTTACAAAAATCTAACCCCAAAATTCCCAAAATGATAAGGACATCATGTACAACCATATTATATTCAAAATACCCTTAATAAAATTTTTAAAACAATTTTTATGTTTTATGATTCATTGTTTATAATTGTCCTACGAGATATTTAAAAAACCATTGAAAAGCTTAATAGTTGAACTGCGATATGACATCCTTCAATATAATATAAGTAGGGACGAGATATAAATCCATCATCATTATTTTCCTGTAAAAAACTTTTACTAGTGAGTGGTAGCCATTTCAGTCTATCTGGCAATTGAGCTAGATGATTACTGTACGCATTTCTTAACTGCTGTTCTAATAAAGGATCAGTGTCGATACTTTGTAATATGTGTTTCAACACATCTATCCAGCCCATTTGTCTCAACCATCTCTCTGCAGTATACGTTTTATGTCGTCGAGTAGAAGGTTCCCATGTAGATTGTCTATATTCTATCATATCTTTATCAATAACAATATTATATAAATACTGTGGTATAGTTTTATATTTTTGCAGCAAATATTGTGCTATTGCTTTTAGATCCTTTTGAATAATTATAAAATGCAGATCATCATTATTAAGTGGAAGTCCTACTCTGTTTATTGTCTTACTAAATCCACTAGATTCGAGTCCCAATTCAGCCCATTTTGATTGATGAATAGTTGTCTTTTGTGTCCATTCAAGTCTCCTGTTTTTCTCACCCAATGATGCAACATAATCAGAATATATATGACCTCTAAATTTTTCTATACTGGTGTAAGCCTGTAGATTGGGTTCCAACATATTATCTTCATAACTACCTAGATAAGGTAACACAAATCCTTGAGCAATAATATATACTTCACCGCCAATATTCGAACATATACTTCTTATCATCAGAATAGTATCACAATATTTTTGAAGTGTTCCAATTACATAATGAATATTACGTTGTTCACACACATTCATTTTTAGGATTAATATTCCATTAGTTGTTCTATTTCTTAAATAGAAATATGTCACATTTCTTACAAGTTTAAATCTGCTATAATCTTGATAATCTCCCACTTCAGCATCACATACTGTTAAATAATATCTAAAATTAAAAGATTCAAAGTGTTGCATAACCATTACCTTTGTAAGGTCGTATAAATCAACTGAGTGATGGCTATATATTATATTATGATGATTCAGATTAATGGCATTATGAGCTGCATGAGGATAAGTTTCTATTTCAGGATTTGGAGGTAGTGTATCATATAAAATATTACACTCGTATGTCATTAATGCTAGTAACTCTAATATTCCTCCGTATCCCTCCCCTAAACAGGCTAAATTTAAGTTATTACCCAATTGATTTGGTAAATATAATAATGTAAAGATATCTATAATCTTATTTTGGCTTGTAGTTTGACCACCAAAGGGACGATTTAAATAGCATTGTTGTAATATGACTTTATTTGTTGTAAAGTCATAGACGGCTGGATGAAAATATTGTTCGGAGATTATACCTGTATTGTGTTTTATATATAACATTCGTTGTGATTTTGGATTAAAATCTATCTTTGGACCATCAGTGTCGTATTTTGGAAGAAATCTCACGTCAGTTGTAAGGTCATCTAAAATCTCGTCAGGAGGTCTTTCTGATCTTACTGTTGCTATACATGTCGGTAGATCTGCATATACTACTGATAATGCTACTTTAGATGCCATATTATTATAAATTTCAATAATTAGTTCATAATGATCCTTCAAATATTGATAAGATTCCTCCCAATTCCACTTTGGGTATATTTGCATCTGCCATTGTAAGTATATACATTCTTCCTCTTGGCAAAAGTCCTGTAAATTATCATATTCTAGGATTGTTTGTGATATCATATCAGGGGACATAAGCTGAACCTTAGACTCTCTTATGTCTCTTAATCTAGATAATAAAACTTCATTAATCTCTGGATTTCTAAAATCTTTAGAGCAAAATAAAATGAGCAAGGCTACAGCTCTAATTAGGGTAGATCGTCCATGCGGTATGCTTATTAATCTTTCATAATTCTTTAAATCGGGTACAATATTTGCTATAATAATTTTCCGCAAACATGACATTGCGTACATTCTTAGATGTCTTAAAATATCGGTATCTTTATAATTACTTAAAATTATGAATTCACCCATAAAAGGATTTGTTTCCTGAATTAGAAAAGATGCATGACCAATGTAGTGTGATGCAGCACTAGGATTATCAAAGCAATTGGGAGGAGTAATACCGCTTACATTTTTAAGTATGTTAATAAACCTTCCTAACTGGCCACATTTATATATGTGATCAATTAAACAAAACCATGGTAACTCATTGCCTGGAATATTTCCTAAAATGGATGCTATATTTTTCTGATGTAATTGTGGAAACAATAGTACTAATTCTAAATGTATTTTAGGTACTATGTACTTCATTAAAAATTCAGGTTTGATGTTCTTAATTTCTGTTTGTCCTATGTCTCGAGAACGCCCTTGAGGTATGAGATGAACATGAGCTGCTCTTGCCTCATCCGTCATATTTATTAATCCGTATCTTTCTGATATTCGTTGTCTTGTTGTATATGTTTGGTCTATAAATTCTTGTATAACACCTGCACATGCTCTTTCATAAGTAAGATTAGTAGGAATTTCACCTATTTTTATACCTGTCTTTTCAAATTCAGTGACTGAAGTTATAAGTAATCTTTCTGTAATATTTCCTATATTTGTAAGAGATAGAGGTCTAAGCTTGCGTGTTCTTAAATATTTTATATTGCATACTAGAGGAGTTTCTTTAATCGGTTTGGTACAATATGTACAGTTAGATGTTACCGTCCATACTTCTTCTGAGCCAAATCTTGTGTTTGTAAATTCTAATTCTTGAAATATTATAGAAACAGAATGGCATAATATATGTAAAAAATTAACTTTAAAGTGATCTTTACTTCTTCTCAATTTTAGATGACTATTAGTTTTTCCAATAATTTGCTGATAAATATTGCTTAAAACATTCGGAACAATTGCTTCTTTGAATGAGGGGGACCTCATATGATGTTGTACTGTACCTGAACGTTGCTTCCCACTAAAAGGTCCTAATTTTGAGATGTCTTCCGGTGAGTATAATTTGATAATATAGTGGAGTAATTCACCAATATTACTGTCTCTTCGTATCCCTTCCTCAGTGATATCATATTTAGCTGTCCAAGATATTAAATCTAGTATATTTTTAAGCTTAATCAAAATTGCATCTTTTTCTATAAAATGCACAGTAGGAGCTATTGTTCCACTTCTTGTAGCATAACCCAAGAATGGTTTATATCCGCATGACATGTATTGTTGAGGACAATTCTTAAACAGAGGATTAACAAATGTTTTCCCAACATGGTATGTAAAATGGTTATCAAGTGCCCAAGTGTTATGTTGAACTAATAAAGGTGAATGAAATTCTAATTGATGTTGAAGAGGAGGCATAGTAATACCTTCAATACGTTTTCCCCATAAAATATCTCTAATGTTCTGAGCAATCTGAGCAGGACAGGTTAACCCTTTAAAATTGAAACTATCACCGTCTCTTAAATTTAATCCTCTCATTCTATTTACCCTCCATCTTTGTAGTCTCATTTCGGCTTTATAGACTCTTCCAATAACCCTAAGGGCCAGGTTTTCACCTCCTCTAAGAATTAATAATTCATAAACACTTCTACTAGTCTCAAACTTTCGCAATAATTCTTCAAGAATCCCTTGAGGAGTTGCTGCATAAATATTTGATAAAATTTTAACATTTAATACATTACAACTGTTTAAGCAATTTAAGATATCTGTAGTTATTTCATCATCTATTAATTCAAAGAGTTCACGTAATGCTTCATTTTTAGTTAACTTTCTTAATGAAGGAATAATCTGTTTTCTTAATAATGTTGTTGGTAATGTAGGACGATTCAATGGTAAGCTATAAGGATCTTTGTATAATGCAATATATGAACTCGGTTTTGTTGATCTGAATGTTAAAAAGTTATACATTGTGTTGTACAGATCATAATTCAGTGTTTTGGAAAAAATTAGCATACCAATAAATGGTGACAATAAATCTGACTCAGCTCTAACAAACATATTATGCAAAAATATAATTGGAAATCCTCCAACAATACTCGGGGTCAACATTAGTGTCATATATTCAATATCTGATAAATTAGAATAGGTCTTATTTGACATTAAGTAATGTAAAGACCATAAAACTGCTACAGCATAGATCGGAGTTATATTTGGAGACACTTTGCAACTACTATGTACATTACTAAATGCACTAGCTATATATTCATCTAGAGTGGATATAAATGCATTATTCGCTCCATGAGATTTTTGAATTTTTCTGAACACTTGTGGCAATTCTACCGTGTTAAGAGATGCTGTTTTAGAGAAAGAAAAATAATTTTCCGAACCATAACTTTCTTCTATTTTTATTTTGTGTCCAAACTTACTTAAAGACTCTTTTAATGTTTTGACAATATTAGATTTGATTCTTTCTATAGACTGTTGTCTAGATACTAGAGGTGGTATTAATACAGCTAATCGAACATCATCACCTTTACACAGAACATAATAATTAAACCCCAAAGCTTTCATAGCAGTCTTTATTTGTCCCAAATATGCCACAACCCATGTATCTTGATTTAATCCTTCTATCCCACCTGCTTGTCCATCCCAGTAATAAAAATCTAACCCATCAGGTACATATATAAATGATTTCTCAAATGCTAGATGTGTTTTAGAGAAGATTTTTACACCAAATATATCATCCAAAGTTTGTGACATAGGATGATCAACCGTTAGTCTCCTGAAACGATTATTCCAACTAGATGCATCAAGATTTATGTAAAGAACTGAAGATCCTTTGTATGAGTTTAAGATAGTTCTAAATGAGTAAAGTTTTCTCGTCAAAGGTAATTCTCCAAGTGTCATAGCTTGTTCATCAGAATATATATCGAGGAATTCCATTACACTCTTCTCTTGTGCTAAAGCTCTCGCACGATCTTCATACGTTTTACATCCGAATCCTCGATATTTAATCTTTAATTCCTTTTCTTTGGGAACTATCCTTATCACAAGATAATCTAATAGTTCTGTAAGATCCTCAGAGTCAATATAATTATTGATGTAATTAACATGATCTACTACTAAATTACTATTAAGTAAGTAAACTAATAATAGTCTTGTTTCTCTCCATGATTCTTGTTGTGTATCAGCATCTCCGGGCCATAAACATTTAAATAGTTTTGTTCTACTCAATGTTACTGTTTTGTCTTTCAGGTAAGGTATATAATTTTCTAACTTTGAAAATCTCATATTTGGCAAAAAGTCAATGTACAAATAATGATGAATTAGTGTTCTGCCATACTTTCTTACTATATCCAATGAGTTCGGATCTTTATTAAGTATTTGTGCCATTATAATAGCTTTAGGGGCTTTGGTAGTATCAATTCTACAAGGAGGCCACTTTCCATGCCTCAAGATATGATTCCTGATGTAATTTTCTTTGATAAAGTTAATAGATTCTGTGACTTTTATCATATCAATTGTTAAAGGTTCTTGAACTTTTTGAAATAAATCATAAGTTCCTTGCTCCATGTCAACAAATGGATGTCCTAGAATTTTAGATAGGCAACACAACTCATGCCTTAATGGAGTGTTAACAGATTGTAAAATACGTCTTAGATCCGAATTTTTGTAATCAAAGTCAAATTCATTATAAAGCTCATTATTTAAGGCATTGAAAAATTCAGTATTTTTCCATGTTTCAGTTTCTATTAATGTTTCAGCTATGCATAAACTCTCTAGAGTCTTAGCTATTGAATAATATTGTTCATCATAGTTCTTATGGATATTAATTAATTCTTGAATAAAACTAATTGTCATATAGTATGAATTTGAAGGTAGTGCATTTCCCTCTGCAAGTGTTACATATATTAACACAGAAATTAAATCATGAATCTTATTGTATATCAATAACAAATATGAAATAGGTAGGATATAATTGTTACTTTTGAATTCTACATAAATAAGTTTTTCACTCCATACAAATGTTAATGGTATATAATGGCATTTATGGTGATTTACTCGCTGCTTTATTTCAATTTGTTGATCCTCGGATAATCTCCTGAATTTAAAATTCTTTATGAAACTAGATTTGTCTACCACAAAGCTAACAAATGATCCAAAGGAGAATAAATTTTGAATCAGAGTATTTAATTCGAATTTATCCAGCCATTGTTTACGTGTTAATTTATTGTGCTTGGATTCAAATAGTTTGTTGTTATGATTTAGGTATTCCCATTGAAAATCAATAACCTGAGTACATATTTGAGTCATACGTTGATAGGTCTTGCTGCGACCAGGATTATATAATACTCCAACAGATGAGTCTTGAATAATTGTATGTAGTATATTACTATATAACCGTCCATCACATTTGGCATCATTTATGTTTTTTGCATAATAGGAAGTAGTTACTAGCTTATCATCAAGTGTTAAAGTATTATTAATATATCTATTGTTAAATTCTTTTATGGTAGTTTTTCTTATAGCTGTATCAAATTTACGTTCAAATACTAATGAAGATATCTTTTCAAACTGGACTTGACGTTGGGAAATCATCTTAACCTATGCTTAATGGAATATAAATTTAATAACTATGCAATCAATTATAAAATTATTATGGGAATATATATATATATTATAGTACTAGTATGTTAGTTGTATACTACTTGAATAAATATATCCTGAAGTAAAATATTAAATAAAACTATGATAATTATATATATAATACTATCCGAAAATCTT